CGTGGATGGCAAGCACCTGCATCTCCCATGCCGGCTGTCATGTACTTGGGCCCCATGATACGCATGGTTGAACGTGCCAACGCATCAGTCACAACATCAACGTTGATGTGTCCAATCTTCATGGCAAAATCTTGAATCATGTTCACAAGACCAACTTTGGCTGAGATAAAGGTGTTGTAGAAGATCTTGATAGCTTCGCACTCGTCCCAGGTGCCAATCTCATAGCGTGGATTGTTCTGCATCACTGTGTCATACAGTGCGCGAAGTTCGCCAGCTAATGCGTTAGGGTTGCCGTCTTCAGTGCCAATCATGATCATTTCAGGATTCACCATGTCCCACTTAACCGATCCCATGGCAATAAGGTAAGGGTTGTACAAGAACTGATGTTTTTTATCCAACAACGGATAAAAATATTTGCGTGTGGTGCCCGGTAGTACTGTGGAAATTAACACAACTTTCTTAGATGTTGTTGCGTACTTGTTGACATTCTTAATTGCATCAATTACAGCATCATGCCCAAAGTCTCGAGGTTCCATATGCGAACTGGGAATTGATCCATCATAGCCTTGTGCATGTGGCGTTGGTACAGCAATAAAAATCCACTCACTTTCGGTTACTAGTTCTTCAATCCCACATACTTTTACCGAGTCACTTGTTCGTGGGTAAATATCATATCCCCACACTTGATGTTTTTCTGCCATTACTTCGGCACAGTCTAACCCAAGTTTACCAATTCCAATAAAACCAATTTTTGCCATGAGCGTTCCTTTAGATAGATTATATAATTTTTTGCACGACTTGTGCAAGCACGATATCATAATTTATGGCTTTAAACCATATGGCTCAAAAAAATTGGCTGATTTAAAGTTTTACTTTACGGACCACGTTGCCTGGTTTTACGGGCAGACAACTCCGGCTATAATCTTTCACGATCAAGAACCTTTACAATTTGATTTGTATAGTAACGATAGTATTTCTGCTTTGGCCTTTGAAAGATTTAATCAACAAGCTCATTCCGAAATGTTAGCACAATTGTCTCAAATGCACATTAGAGGAGTTATTCCTACTGCATATTCTGGCTATGATCTAATGATGTTATGCCACAGTGAAAAAAACAGCCCAGAAGTGGAAAAATATCAGGCTGTAGGATTTGTACCTGTTTATTACTGGAGTCATGCACTGATAGCTAGAGATTGGTTTAGATTTGCCGAGCATGACCCTTTACTAAAGCACAAAAACATTCAAACAGATTTTTTAATATACAATCGTGCTTGGTCCGGCACTAGAGAATACAGACTTAAATTTGCAGAATTATTGTGCGCAAATAGTCTAACAACCTATTGCAAAACAAGTTTCAATCCAATTGATTCAGACACACATTATCAAGATCACAAATATCAAAATGCCAATTTTAAAATTTCAACAGCATTGGAATCTCACCTGCCATTAAACACACATTCTTCCGCAGCTAGTGCAGACTACAACCACGATGATTATGGTAGTGCAGGCATCGAAGTAGTTTTAGAAACGTTGTTTGATGATCAACGAAATCACCTTACAGAAAAAATGTTAAGACCCATAGCATGTGGTATGCCGTTTATTGCAGTAGCTACACCAGGAAGTTTAGCGTATTTAAAAGACTATGGGTTTAAAACATTCAGTCCAATCATAAACGAAGATTACGATCAAGAAACAGATTCGGCAACGCGACTGCACATGATCATTGCAGAAATGAATAGGATAGCCAAATTAGATCGTGCTGACAAAACTTTGTTATGGGAGAAACTTTATGAAATTGCCGACTACAACAAAAAATGGTTTTTTTCATCCAACTTTCATGACATGGTTGTTGATGAGTATCAACACAATCTCAATCAAGCAATTGACATAATGAATCAAAACCGAACTGGAATGTGGTACAAAAAACTGGGAGAAATTGCCAGCCTAAATCCTGAGATGGGAAAATACTATAACAATGTCAAACCAGGCAGAACACAACAAGACATAGACGATTTTTACAAGTGGATCAATCAGAATTCTTGACAATCCAGTAGTACCAACTGTCATCCGGAGCTTCTTGGCATTTAGTCATTCTCTCTAGTAGATGTTGATAAAAAGTATCTAGTTCACCGTTCCAACTGCCCAGCAATGCAGTTGCTGCACTTTTGCAAAATTCCCAGTTTTGTTGTTGATACTGTGTTATCAGTTGTTGATGTATTTTTTTATTATTTTCTAAGATTGAAAATTCTGTCAATGGTATTGTATCAACAACACAATAGGCTTTTATTAGTTGTTCAGACGGCATTAGTTTAAATGTATCCAATTCCAAAACAGTGTGAGTGGTTGCAATTTGTTCAATAGCATCGCCAAATATTATGTTCATGTTGTGTTCCTTTTAAATATGTATCATGCAACTTGCCTTTGATTTAATTTCTGATTTACACATTGACACTTGGGATGGTGAGTTTGATTGGACCGGCTGTGCTACCAGCCCGCACTGTGTGGTCATTGGTGACGTATGTAAAAACAGATCCTTACTGTATAAGACACTAACACATCTTGGGCAATGCTATCAAGCAGTATTTTATGTTGATGGCAATGACGAACATGTAAATTCTATTGATAATCTTAGCAGCAGCTATCGAGAAATGACTCGGCAAATTGGAAAAATATCCAATGTGGTGTATCTACAAGACAATGTGGTGGTAATCAATGGCGTGGCTATTTTGGGCACAAACGGTTGGTGGGGTTTTGATTTTGACAACACTATTGATCCTGAAGAAGTCAGAGATTGGTGGTGTGAGCAGTACTCCTACACACACGACAATTATGATGCCATACGCCGAGCCAGCACCATTGATGCCAATTACTTGATAGCCAGTGTAAAGAAATTACAAACTCATAGAGATGTAAAAAAAATTGTCATAGTCAGCCACACTGTGCCCATGCCTGAGTTGATTGCACATGATATTGATTTAGCTAATAAACTTAAATTCAATGTTATGGGCAACAGGCACATGCTGAATGCCTTAGACGTAGATACTGAACGAAAGATTGACACCTGGTGCTTTGGGCACTATCATGGCAAAGTTGACCAGTATCGAGATGGTGTTCGTTATGTCAACAACTGCCGTGGCCGCAATAATACGCAATGGTCACAATATGTGTACCATCCATTGCGTATAATCATTGATTATTGAACTGTTTCAGGTTCCAGTTTGATTTGAAGCGGATAGTTTTGTGATCTAGCACTCACAGTAACTTCAACACCTTTTTGTTCAGCAATCTCATAAGGCAACACTGCCACACAAGCAGAGCCTTCTTCGTGAATGTCAATGGTGATTTGTTCTGCGGTTTCGGGGGTGTATTCAAAATATTCAACCAAACTTTCAACCACAAATTCCATGGAAGTTGTGTTGTCGTTCAAGTAAACCACGCGAAACATAGGTGGCTCTTTTACGGCCTCTGATGGTTTGATTCGTGTGCGGGTGTCGCTCTGTGCCATTTCTATTCCTTGCTTTGCTATACAATCAGTGGCAGCAGGATTGCTGCCACTGTATTTACACTATTATATTAGGAAGTGTAGGTGATCGCAATGGTCTTTGGCTTAGCGTCTTCCGGCACTTCACGCTTTAGGTAAACGCTTAAGATACCCAGTTCAAGATGAGCATTGCTGATCTCCACATGGTCTGCAAGTTGGAATTCACGACGGAAATCTCTATTGCTGATGCCTTTGTGCAGATAGTTTGGCACGATCTTGTCGCTATCAGGTTGATACTCTTTGCCTTCAATGATCAAGAATTTTTTGTCCTTGGTTACTGAAAGATTATCCAATCCAAAACCAGCCACAGCAAGACTGATCATGTACTCATCTTCATTGATTTGCACAATGTTGTAAGGTGGATAGTTTGTTGAGGATTGTTGAGCACTCACACGCATGAGTTCATCAAACATGTTATCGAAACCGATACCAAATTTGTGAATTGATGGAATGTCGAAGCCGCGAAGGGTGAGAGTTTTTGTCATTTGTTTTCTCCTTTATATAAGCAAGATGACTTGTAATGTAGCCCCACTATGGGCACTACACTGTTATTTATTATACACGAAGAAAAATTATATTTTATTATTTAGGTCAGTTACCAAGCGGTAAGTTGTCCATTCTGGATGTTCTGGGTGTGGCACCCACGTCATTGCAAATAGTGTGTAAGATTCGTCTGAATCAAATGTAACCCGCAAGGTGTATTTGAATACTTTAGTACGGTATTTGATATTGTATTTTATTGCCCATGCATTCAGTTTGTTTCGAACTAAGTCTGAGGACAACTGGAACTCAATGTACATCAGTACATTTTTTTAGGCAGTGCTTGCTCGGCCAGTTGTCTGCGCCAGCGATTTTTAGCAGCACTGCGTTTGAGCTTGCGAGCAGTAGTAGGCTTGGTGTAGAATTCACGATCACGCAGGTCGTTAAGAATACCAGATGTCTGGATTTTTTTCTTGAATTTACGTAGAGCTTTTTCTACATTACCATCAGCGACTATTACCGACCTTCCTCGCAATTTGTTCATCATGTACCTTTAGTTCTGTAGGAGTATTTACCAGGTCATTAGTGATTTTTACTTGGTCAATGCCTTGTTCTTTATAACGTGCTAGATTAAACATGTGTGGCAATAGCACACGTTCCAGTTCGCTATGCAGGCCACGTGCTCCTGTTTTGTTTTTTAGAGTATTTTTAGCCACCTGTTCCAGTGCTGTTTTATCAAAGTCTAATGCAACTTGATCTTGTGCAAACAACCACTGATATTGGTCCACATAACTATGCTTGATTTCTGTCAGGATAGATATCAAATCTTCCAGTGCAAGTTCATTTAGTGCAACCCAGCTTGGAAAACGTCCCACAAACTCTGGAATCATACCAAATCTAACCAAGTCGTCGGGTGTTACTTGGTCAAGGTCACCAGCACGGTCTACTGACACTTCAGCTTGAAATCCAATAGCAGTACCACGTATGCGATTGCGCACAATGTTGTCTAGACCCACAAATGCACCACCAGCGATAAACAAGATGTTTGTGGTGTCAATCTCTACTGTTTCCCCATTGGGATGTTTGCGGCCGCCGGTTGGTGTGATTCTGCACTTGGTGCCTTCTACCAACTTGAGCAGAGCTTGCTGTACACCTTCTCCTGACACATCTCGTGTGATACTTTGACTTTCACTGCGGCGACTGATCTTGTCTATTTCATCCACAAACACAATACCTTGTTGTGTTTTTTCAACGTCATTGCCTGAAGCGGCATACAAGCGAGAAATTAAACTTTCAACGTCGTCGCCCACATAACCTGCTTCGGTAAGGCTAGTGGCATCAGCAATCACAAAAGGCACATCTAAATATCTAGCCACTGATCGTGCCAACAATGTTTTGCCTGAGCCTGTAGGGCCCAACATCAAGATGTTGACTTTTTCAATTTCAGTATTTTTGTCTTGGTTGCGTATGCGTTTGTAGTGATTGGCAATGGCCACACTCAGCACCATTTTGGCACGATCTTGTCCTATAACGTACTGGTCAAGATGTTTTAAGATGGCTCTTGGATCAAGGCTAACATGTTCTACAGGTTTAACCACTGGATCATCTATCAAGAGCGTTTGGCAAAGATCCACACACTCATTGCAAATAGCGACATCCTGGCCCACTATCAATTTAACCACTGCATCCTTGTGTTTGCCACAAAAACTGCAATTATCTAAATTTTCGGTTTGTTTCATAAATTGTTGGGTTGTTTAAGACGCTCTGCAACTTGTTCTCGTTCGATATCACTCAGTAAGTCCGGTTCATACTCACCTGTAGTAATCTTATCAATAAGATGATCAATGTATGCTGTGTCGTAAGTATAGTTATCTGTAGAGTTTTTGTCAATAATAATCCACTCGTCTCCGTTGAATTTATACAACTGTGGTGGCATGCGATCAGTTTTTACAAAGGTGTCACCACGCCCGGGATTTGCAGGAAATTGACTGCCAAAACTTGAGTGTGTGTATTTTGGATCATGCCAAGGCAATCGATCAATATAGCCTCGGGCTAGTTTGTTTCGTTGACTTTTAATAGTATCATCTGGATGATCCATTTTCCAGCGACGTATGGCTTCTTTGTCAATTTCATCTTCGTCTGGTTGATTTAACGCTTCAATTTCTTTGTCAGTCCAAGGACGTATTTCCACACCAGGTATTTCTTCCGGGGGCCGAATAGCCATTGCAGCCTTATCTTCTCGGACAGGATCTGGCGCAACCATGGGCTTGAGATTTTTAAAATGTTCAAACGGCCAAGCAAGATAAGGATAACGTTCGTTCCATGGACGTTCATCTTCTTTTTTATCAAACATCCAACCTGGTGGATGCGGATCTTTTGGTAGTTCCACACTGGCCTGAATCTGTTCTAGTTGTTGTTCAGTGAGAGGCCCATCGTCTGGTTCGTATTTGGGTTCGTCGTGTACAAAGCCGCCTGTGCCTTGTCGTGCCCATTCAAACTGTTTGTTGGATGCAAGGATAAGTGTGAGAGCAAGTGGATCAAACACCAACACAATCATAATGATCATCCAACGCACTGCACGTTCTAACAGATTGGAATCAGGATTGTCTCCGTAAAGCAAGGCCGCAATGTATTTGATTGGTCCTACTTCTGCTTCGACCTTGCGTACCTCTGCGGCAATCGGCGCACGTTCTTCGCTAATGGCGGCAATAGTTTTCTGTTCGGCCGCAATCTCAGATTGAAGTCTTGCTCGTTCTTTCTGCTGTGAGCGACGGATTTGTACCGCCTTATCCGCACCTTTTTCATCACTGCTTCGACCCATAACTTGGTCCACAGCTTCATCCATCTGTTTAAGCGCCTTCCGGTTCGCATCTATATTATCCTTGGCTGTTCGAATCTTTTCGTCGTAGATGGCAATTTTACTTTGCACATCACCCGACACTAGACTTTGATCCGAGTGTGCCTTTGACAAATAGCCAAAGATACCCATGCTGGTCAGTATCATTAGGAATGCTATGGCCGGTACCAAATATAATTTGAACACAATACCGGCACGGCGCCAGTTGTTGTGCAACCATACAGTGGCAACAATTTTGCCCAATTCCAACGAGCCGCCCATGATGATCACGGGTATTGTGGCCGCCGAGAATATAGCAGTAAGACCTGCCACTGAGTAGTAGGCAGCTACGGCGCTTAGGAGTAATGCGGTGGCGAGAATTCCAAATCCAAATATCATAAAAATTATTTACCAGGCGGTGGCATGGCAATCACCGCATGCTTTACTGCCACCCATGTGGCAAAGGTCTGATCTGGCACTTCAAACCAAACCGGCACAGGTTGCAATGAAACTCCCCACAATGCAGTGTGCTCCAATCTGCGTTTTACCCTGCTTTGAGTGCGCCAATTTGTTCCAAACATGGTTCTAGCTTCTTTCATGACTGCATACCATTCTTTAGTAGTATGCAATCGAAACCAAATACGGTGCATGACCAAAGGCGTTACTTTAAGCGAGTCAAGTGACTCAGGGATACTCAACGCAGAGCCCTCAATTTTGACAGTCATTTCTAACCTTTCCAGATTTTATCCTCTCGGCATACTCCCAGGGTACCAGCCCAGGTTTTGATCCTAAGATCGAGGTCCTTGTCGCAACCTATAGGATTTACGTCTAACTTGCCACGGAACGCCGCAGGCCCGGGCGATCGATCACCCCACAGCGCCATTAGTCTACCCCATCTCTTTGATCATGCCCTGTAATTATAACAACACTTGACCACATTGTCAAGTGTTTTGTTTTTGTTTGACAAGATTGCACACAGTTTGAAACTGTTCGTATGCATCCCGCACAGCCGGATGTGTCATGAGTTTGTCTGCTTCCGCAATCATAGCATTGACCCCTGCTTCGGCATGATCTCGCGCACTGCCCATGGTCAGTGTGGCCAGGTCATCACCAAACTCTTTTGCCAATTTTTCCCAGGCTTTCTTTTGTCCAGGAGTAATAGGTGTACGCTGTGGCCGCATCTCACTGGCCTTGTGCATGGCTTCACAAATGCCATCTTCGGCCAGTCGCCCTGCTGCAATCATTGCGGCATAGTTGGGATTGATGTTGTACCGACGGCTTTGTCCCCCTGGATAGCACATCACAATGTGTGTGCCCTTGGAAAAACTGTCCAAGTACTCACTGTCGTACTCACTCACAGGCACATACCTACGGCCAATTTTTTCGTAGTAAATCTTTTTCATTGAAAACTCCGTGATTGAAAATTCCATAACCGGAAACTCCATTGTGTCCGGGCATAGTTAATGTAAAATTTGTCGCCTAATACTGCTGTTGTAACAAAATTCCATCTGTCACCAACACGGATTGGTAGCATGGGACCTGACTTAACACTACCAAGCACTAACTTTAAACTGTCGTCTCTTAATGTTTCAAATTGAGTTTTGCCTTTTTGTGTAAAGGTGCCATTACCATTGTTGAGCCAAAGTTGGTTGCTGTTTTCAGTTTCTAAACTGCCTTCTAGAAAGATGTCAGGCCAACCATCTTGGTTGAAATCCACAATGGTAGGACGATAGCTTCCAATTGAATTTTTGTTGTATCCAGGCATAGCAGTGTCAGTTAGTTCTTCAAATTGATAGTTGCCTTGATTGATGTAGATTTGAACAATACTAGTATAACCTGTGGTGCTGGTTAGTACAACATCTAGCAATGAATCGTTATTTAAATCAGTTACCACACATCCAACATCATGGCTAACTTCGATTGTGGTGGCCCTATCATAATATGGCATGGGCAATACTGCTGTTTTAACTGGCTTGAGATCTGCATCAAATTTAAACACCCAGGTGTCTTGTATGTGTCCTGAAATATCAGTAACTACTAGTTGCATGGTGCCAGAGTTATCTAAATCACCAGCACATATGGCACTGCCTGCAATGCTGTCGTTGACTCTCCCGTTTACCCAATTGTAATGTTCTATGTAAGAAAAGTTGCCAGTTTGATCGTTGATCCACATTGATCCAGTGCTGTTGATAACATCCAACCATCCGTCATTATTGAGATCTAAGGCCATACTGGCATGACTCCAACTCATGCCAGGTACATCCACACGCTGGTGTGCTTGGCCTGATCTGCTTAAAAACACAACAGATGGGTTAAACTCAACGTAAGGTGCATCTTTGAATCCAGGCAAAAATATATCATCTATGCCATCTTTGTTGAAGTCAGCAACTACAGGATAGTTTACAGAAAATTGTAGCTCTCCGCCTAGGATATCTGTAGTAGCATCTTGTGTGGAGCCATCTGTATTGAGTCGATAAATTTTGACAGGCATCAAATGGTTGCCAGCACGCCATCCACTCACAACAACATATTTGATACCAGCGCCGCTAAACTCTCCGGCAGCAAGAGTTGGATTGCATCCACAATTTTCAACGTAGCCAGCGACAGTCAGGGAGGTTGTTACTATTGCATCTGCAATGTTGCTGGCGCCAGAGCTACTACTACTACCACCTCCTCCACAACCTGTTAGAGCCACTGCCAGTGCAGGGATTACAAGTTTCCACATGTGAATCTCCTAGTCGATTAATACGTTTGATCTAGTGTGACATTGGTCAAGCCAGCAACCATTTGAAATTTGTTCCAAGCATCTTTTACTGTGGGATTACGATCCAGTTCTTCACTGGGCAATACTGCTTCCAGCCAGTGATAACTGTGACGGGCAGGCCTGTACCCAAACTTTCGTGGCTGATGAAACTTGCCCTCCCGCCAAAGATCACGGCTCACTTGCCGATAGGCATCTTCGTCCTTGTCTGTGCAGGTATACCATTCGGGATTGCTACCAAAACGATAACCCCACCAGATATCTTGCCATTGATCGTCCTCATGTGGATCAAAATCTGTGCGAGAGATCAGCACCAACACATCGTCCATGTTCACACGACCTTCCACAATGTCGCGAACACAACGGCTATAGCTTAGACCAATTTTCATGTTTATCCACCATAATATTTAATAACTGTAGTCAATGCTTCAACCATGCGAGTGTTGATTGCTACATCTTCAGGATGCAACCAGTATCCGCCTGGATTGGTATCCGTTTTAGGATTTTTCTTCCAGTCACTCAATTCTTTCTTGAGATAGTCTCTTTGTTCTTTAAGAGCGAGCACAGTGATTCGATCGGCTGCTTCGCCGTCAAGTGTAATGGGACCAATTCGTTTGCTCATACTTTTTCGCCTGCTTCAAAATCACGGAATCTCAAGAACCTAGGGAATCGGAGGCTGTATGTTCCGTCTTGGTTTTGGGTGACTGCGTCTGCTTGGACTTCAACCAAGTGACCAAGCAGGTTATCCCTATTGGCCCAATACTCATCACGAAGAGTATCACTAAACCCACTGCCAACATTAACGCGAATTCTACGGTCATTATCATCTCCTTCACAGATTATAGCACCCAACCGGTTTTCGTTCCTACCAGTTCCTTCCTCAAAACCCACAATGTTCAAATCAACACTAATGGTGGGCTTCCATTTCATCCACGAGTCCGAACGTTTGCACTGGTAAGGTGCATCCAGGCTCTTGATCATGATGCCTTCGAAGCCACCTTCCACAGCGGCTTCGGCATAGCGTTGCATGATATCATGCCCTTCGGCTGTGTCCAAATCTACATCCAATCCGGGCATGATACGCAGACATGTGGTTTCTTCCAATCCAGCACGAGCCGCTTCTAACCATTCCAGTCTCTTGTACTGCTGTACATTCCAATGCCCTTCTTTGAAGGCATCAAGTGGAATGATGTCAAAAATATGATATACCATGCCTGTGGTTTCGGCATCTGATTTGCGATGTGCTTGGCGCATGAGCTGTTGGAAACTTTCGCCCACAATCTCACCATCCAACACATAATGTCTATCTGTGCCACGCCCACCGAGTTGGAAGTGCTGCCAAGCATCTTCAATGGCATCAGCAATCTGCGGAAAGTTCTCAAACTCTTTGCCATTGCGGCTGTACAGTGTGACCGTGCGCCCACTAAGAACTGCCAACACACGCACACCATCCAACTTACATTCCAGGCGCTTGATGCCTTTCATTTTCTTGGGATGATCCGTGGAGTCCTGTGCCAGTTGGCACGAAAAAATTGGAATGCGGTAGTCAGTTTTGCCCACAACCTTGTTGATGGTCTTTTCCGAGATGCCGCATCGCAGGTCTTTGATCAACACACGGCGAGCCAACATGTTCCACTCTTCAGAGTCAAACTGCTGACTCATTTGCTCAATGGCTTCTCTAGCACGATTGCCTGTGATGTATCTAGTGCGCAGGGCTTCTAGCATGGCCCAGAACTGTGTCCAAGGATTGGCACGACCAGTCAGCCCCTCAGTTTCAGGCACCTGGCGGATACCAAACACATAGAACGGATTGTAGGCCTGGTAGCAATTGAACAAAAAACACTGTGCATCGGCACTGCCCAACCTAGCCGCCATGAGAGCCTTTTCAATCACTTTTTCTTTGTGAATGCGGCTGTCAGAGCTTTCTAGGTCTCGGATCCATCCTGCGGCCATTATGGCATCAAATCTTGAGTGGCTGTAATCGGTTTCATTCATATACTTAACGCCTTACCAGGATGAGTTATAAAACACTTTCAAGCCCATGAACATTTCTGTTCTAGCGGCTTTGATAAACGCCAGGTCATGGTCGTAGTAGTGTTGATCTGAATTGTCGCCAAAGAAGAAACCAGTTGTAGGCGGCAGTCGACGGTGTGTGACTGCTCGTTCGAGTTCGTCCAAGTCCTCGGCAGTGAGTTCCATTTCAATGCCGTTGAAGCTGTCATAGCTTAATTTTTTTTGTTCTGCAAGCCGTTCCATCCAGCCATGCAGGTTAGGATGCTTGCGCCAGTAGGCAATTTCACGCGGCTTGTTTACCTTTGTGTTCACAAGATCTTTGGTGGTTTCGTCCCACTCAGCACCGTCGTAGTATTCGCGTTGCTGACCTTCACGGGTGGCCACATAGGCATACATATCAAGACCCATAGTTTTCTCCTTGTTGATGGCGGTATTCGCGTTTGAGCCAATATTTGTATTTGGCAAAATATTCTGACATTGGATAGGGCGGCATGCGGCCAGTCCATTCTTCTATTTCGAGGCAGTGAGCATACCAACGTTGATTTAGCCAGCGTCGAAATGTCATGCTGCCTCCAACATGTTGGCAGGCACTTTCCACAAGCCCTGCGGGGTAGCCACTGTCACATACTTAATGGCAATCTTGCTCACGGTGCCCGACATAGTCATGCCACGTTTGGTGCTGTGAAACTTCACTGTGTCACCTTTGGCAAATTGGCGGATATTGTGTTTACGCAGGCTGGCCTTGGCAAATTGCACTGCACTGAGGATGCTGTCAAGTTCAGTGTTTGAAAACTCACCAAACATGATTGCAGAGTTAACTTGCTGGATCTTAGACATCTGGGTCATTGCGGCTCCTTTGTTGCTTACTATGCCTAAATTATAGCAAAATAGGCTTTTCTGGTCAACCAAAATAATAACCCTACAATTACTAGGAGTTCTACTACCGTAAAATTAGTACGATAGTAGTACTTCTGTATTTGGCGTTGTATTTTGGTCCACATGCCCATATTATAGCAAATACGGCATTATTGGTCAACCAGAAAAATGTATACTTTAGTATACAGGAGTCACAGCAGGCACAGGAGTCACTGCCGGGCGCGGAGAGGCAGTGGTATCAACGTTCAATCTCGCCTCGCCCAAACACTGATTGTTTTTGCCTTCACGCATGGCACCAACTATGGCCTGGCCGGTAAGTGTGGTGGTGTTTGCCAAACTGTTCAAAAAGGCAGCAGGACCGCATGCATCTGTTTGGTTTCCATATTGTGGAAGATTTTGCACAAAACTCATGGTGCTAATTTTATCACCTGCTGATAGTGTAAAATAATCAATGGTGGCTTCAGTGGTGTACTTGGCTGATAAATTCATTAGGTTGGCCATGTATGTCCATGCTGTGTTTAATGTGGTCACATAAGGGCTGGCACTCAGCGCACTGATGGCATTGTTGGCGTTTGTGATTTGTGTTAGTACTGCGGCATCATTAGCAGCCAATAATATATTTGTGTAAGCGGTGTTTAGTGTGGCCAATGATCCTGCTGTTTGTAATGCATTGATAGCTGTGGTGGCTGTGTTTAATTGGCTGGCAAAATTATCATGATCAATTGCTAATCCAATCACGTCACAAGTGGTTATATTACCATCTGGTCCTGTGCCAGTGGCAACTGTGTTGGCAAAATAGTCAGCTACAGAGGAATCAATGGGCGTGGTTTGTGCTTGAATCAACGGCAAATCAGCCATAGTGCTTAATCCACAACCTAACGTAGTTGGCAACCAGTAGTCAGTGTTGTTGATATCAATCCCTGTGGGCACATCTTGTTGAGCACGATAAAACACAGTGCTTGGAGTTAACTGTGCTAAATTGCCCACTGCGGGCACTCCTGGAGCATTGGCCACTACTGCGTTGGCAAGGTACGATGTATTGCTGTCCCAGGGGTTTCTTGTTACAGTGTCAATTGTGTCAGCCAAGGCAGGTATTGTGGTATTGGTGATGTTGGTGACTTGTTCAAATGCCACTTGCACGGCTTTATTGGCCACTGCTTGTGCAGGTGGAATCACTTTGCCCAAATCTTCACATCCATTGGGCGATGCTAGATACACAGACACATTGTCAGCCAAGTTCATGTTCACGCTACCATCTGTGCCATACACTGGTACAGGCCCTTGGGGTGTGGGTGTCAACAGCGTGGTGTAACTGTTGGGAAATATTTTGGTTTGATCCAACAGGTCAGTCATGTTACTGATGTTTGGAGTGGTAACTTCCAATATGCTCAACACCTGTTGTAAATCAGTGCCAGTGACATTGGCCATACCTTGATAGGCCAATTGTTGTAATCGCAAGTATTCATTGTCTGTAACTGTGCCAGGGCCTGCTAACAAAGTTTGTATTTCTTTGGCCGACAATCCTGCTGCCAACAATGGAGTCTGTACAGGTGCAAACACTCCACCCACCATGTTGCCTTCTGCGGCAATCTGACGCAACAGGCCGGCAGGTGTACCATACAACTTAATATCATTCAAATTGGTTAAGTTGCCTTGGTTGGCTAAATCAGTGGCAAAATTGCCAAAGTCTGGATTTACGTCACTGACGCTGTTTGTGGTCAACGCATTCATGTTGGTAAATGTAGGACCAAGATAAGTTTGTGCATTTACAGCAGAATTAATAAACTGATTGGTTGAGTTGATGTAACCTTGCACTGCCAGAAAGCCTTGTGCGAAACGGCCAACATCTCCGTTACCAAGGTAGGCTGCACAAGTTTGTTCAATCAGATTGCTAAATCCTGATGGGTCCAACGTAGATCCATCTGTAGCGTTGAAAGGGGTGGTTAGATATTCTGTGCTCAAATACGGATAAGTTCCCACAGGACTGGTAGGTATGCTGTTACCCAATGCAGGACACACTGCACTTCCAATGCTTAATAATCTTTCCAATGTGCTTTGTGTGGCAAAAGACTGTGCTTTATAAAAATTAACTGCGGCAATAAAATTAGTGATAACTGTAGTGGCATTAAATGTCACAATTGCTGATATCAATGCAGGTGGAAACGGCTTTAGTCCTGTGTTGGCCAATAGTCCAGCAGCCGCTGTCAGTTGCAATGGCGTTAATATACCTGCCATTATCCTGCCCTAACATCGCCGCTGCCGCCAGATCGTGCATGACCACAGGTGTCTGCATCACCAGTTAGGCTTACTGCTATTCCACTAGCGCGAACTGTGCCTGATCCACCTGCGGTGGTTGGTCCACAATGTATGCCAGGACATCCTCTTCGTCCACAACATGGGTGGGCGCTGACACCTTTGCCGGTTGTAGCAATCGGTCTTCCGTTTATGCGTACAGAGTCAATACCCGATGTAATTACACCGCCTGCTCCGTTTGCATCGCCCACTCGTTGTATTCCTGGCATGTTATCCTACTAAGATTTTCTTTTCTGGCACCTTGATGCCTGTAGTTGCTTCAATGTACTTCATACGCACATTTTCATCTGTCAATGCAGAGATAGCAACACAATTCATATTTAGCCGGGGATTTTTGTCAGGATCTGCGGTAAACATTGACGGCACTAATCCCATGCCTTGTGGGCCAGGAGCCACACTTACAGGGTCCTGTAACAGGGCATAGCCTTCGCCAGTTTCCATAACTTTGGCAATCATTTCCTCGCCAGAGTTCATTTTGAATGTGTAAACTTTTCCAATTTCCATTATTTGCTTTCTGTTAGTTTTGTTCTGAGTTCAGTGAACCCGCCCACAAATTCATCATTTAAAAAGATCTGTGGTACTGAGCGAGCAGTTGGTACTGCTTCTAGTAGTTGTTCTCGAGTCCAGCCATGCTGGATATTGCGTTCTTCAAATTCAATGTTTCGTGATTTCAGTAGCGCCTTGGCTTGGTCGCAGTGAGGGCACTGATCTTTCGACCATACAATTGCTTTCATTTTATTTTCCTTCTTTTGATTTGTCGTAAGTTTTGGCAAAGATATCTGTTTTGACAACACCGTAGTCACCTAGACCATGTCGAACAATGTAGTCATTACCTCTAGTGTATTCTAAGTTGCCCCAACTTGCTTGGACAACACCGTCATGGTCAGCAAGTTTTGCTACCTTCATAATCTTTTTAGGTGTAGCAGTTCCATTGCCGTTATCATCATAGTAGGCTGCAAACTTGATAGGACTCACAGGATATCGCTCGCCTTTAGGACCAGTAATAATCTTATGACCCACTGTGTAGTTCACTGGGCCTTCAAGAGTTTCTACTGTGCCGTTGTCTGTAGCAGTTTCGTAGTTGATAGGTGTTGGATGTTTGTAGGTTTCGAACCCACCCGGTTGGAACCATTCGTCGTTAATCATAGGTTGGGCAGTTCCTCATAGTCAATAGCATCACTCATCACACCAATAACATAGTTGGTTGATTCGTTTTCCTGCAGGGCCGTTTGTTTCTTGCTGGTGTCCACATGCTTGTTGAACCAGGGAATTGGTGTAGAGCGTGGTGCCGGCTCTTTATACTTGATGCCAATTTCTTTCAGCGCATTGGCTGCTGTGTAGTCCACAAAGTCTTTTAGGATCTGTGCGTTGAGACCAATCACTGGACCCTTGTTGAACAGGTAGTCTGCCCACTCTTTTTCTTCACGGATAACATCCAAGTACAACTGATACACTTCGGCCTCGCACTCTGCTTTGGCCTGAGCAAAACGAGGGTCTTCTTTAACCACTTGATTGATCATCCAGGCAGTCCATTCCTTGTGCAGAATTTCATCTTGTAAAATTAACTGAATGATATTGCCATTGCCAATAAAGATCTTGTTCTCAACCATTGCTAAACTAGTAGCAAAGCTCACCATAAAGCGGAATGCTTCTAGTGCGTAACTGGCATTGAGTGCCATCCAAATGGCTTTGACATGTGCGTGATCCTTGACAGGAACTTCCAATTCTTTTTCACAGTTGACCATATGCAAGTGGTCATAATACCTACCCACACTTGAAGCCATGTCCACAATCTCTTTGGTGTCGTGAATGGTGCTGAACACATCCTTGGGCACGTTGTAGATGTTGCGAATGATATGGCTGTAACTGCGGCTGTGAATATTGGTTTCAAAGAAACTCCAGTTATACATTAGTGCTTCCAGTTCAGGAATGCTTACCACAGGAGTAAAAACTTGTGCTGGCCCACGGCCTTGCAAGCTGTCCAGTGCGGTTTGACGCAACAGGTTTGCGGTAAAGATATGTTTGACTGTGTCTGACGCTTCTTTAAAGTCATTGGCATCCTTGCTTAATGAGATTTCTTCTGGCACCCAAAAGAACCCCCGGGCCTCTTGCTCATACTTGGCCAGTTTGTTATATTTGACTTCTTCAAATCGTTGAATGGTCACAGGACCAGCAGGATCCAAAAACATCTTGCGATGTAAGTAATCTGTTTTGGTAGAAAGATTGTATTGTGCTTGACTCATATTACCAGTGCCTTATTGTATTTGCTATGATGAACCCGCAGGTCACAACATGTATTATAACCCAAAAGGTCTTGAAGAACAAGGCCAATCGAGCTTCTCTCAAGGTTAAAATGGGAACATCTGGACGGTCGTCATCTGTGTGCCCCATTAGATGCCCGGTTGCCCGCGCCCAAACTTTTTCAATGCTGTTCATGCGTGAACAACCTCTAAATAATACAAGTGCATGTTGTTGGCACAATTTTCAGGCTCCCAATACGCATCTTGAATTTTTAATCCGCCATCTGTAATAAACTTTTCAAAGGTCTTTGGACCACTGGCAAAAATCTGTTCTTGTAAGATAATGACGCCATCTTTGGCTAAATTTTTCTTGATGTTGTTGAAGAACTCTTTGTGTACCAACCAGTCCGGATCGCCACTGCGTCGATCACAAAACAAGATACTGTTAATCATGGGATGGTCATTGTTATCCCAGTGTATAGGACTGCCAATAATCAAGTCAAATTTTAGATCATCTGGAATGTCTTGTGCGCCTTTCATGTGGATAGTATCCACACGACCCTGATATTTAGGTGGCAGTTTGTCTATGGTTTTTTGTGCCACTCGCAGTGCTGGTTTGTAAATGTCGCCAAGCCAGAGATTCTCACAAAATCCGTGTGTTAATAAATTAAATCCCTGAAGCCCTATTCCTGAACACCATTCCATACAGTTTGTAAACTTGCGATTGCCGTGCATGGAATAGATAAAGTCCATCATTTCTGTGCTCCATCCCATAGCACCACCTTCAAATTCTTTGTGGTTGTACACAGTTATATCATTACTGTTGCACTCAAAGAGATCGTCATCTTGTGGAATCCAATCTTCTGTAAAAAAATCTGCATTTACTATTTTAGTAACGCCAAATTCACTAATTCGATTAAAAGTTTTTTTGTTCATGGTTCGTATATGGGTATAGCCCAAAATGTCACTGTACCTGCTGGTATTACATGCTCTCTATGCACCGCCAACACAGTTTCAATATTGTAGTAATTGTAATTATCGTCTAAAGGAATATCCCACTTAGAATAGCTGCCAAGTCCGGTGCCTTCTGGATTGGCATGATAATTGGCTTTTGGTGCACCACTGAATGCTTGCCATTCTGTGTGCCATTCCCAGAGATTTGGGACTATCATCATGCGCCAACCAGGTGCCATTCGAGCACGCCAAGGCCAAAACAGCAACTTCATTCGATATTTGTATGGGCTCCAGTCCTTGCCACTATGTGTGTCACTAGCATCATTCCACGGACCACCGGGCTTTTCGGCCCAGGGTGTGCCATGTACCATTTCAGGATGTAGATTACCAGATGCAAAATGCGTTTGCCATCCACCAACTGCCACAGGCAATGGCATGCTGTATCCAATGTTCATTAGCCCCTGAAAGCCCACACAATGACGTATGGTGTGATCCGACCCAAAGCCTTCAGGAAAATATTCACGCATGTTGCCGCGCATGTTTTTAAACCAGTCTGGCAAAAAATTTGCAACTGGACGTGGCGGCGGACAATCAAAATCAAACCTGGGATCGTTGCAACTTTCCCAGGTTAGATAATCTGTCTCCTGAATGCTTTGATTGACTCTGTCAAACACAGTTTATTTCTTTGTAGAAGCAGATGTAGTTACTTGAATGTTACTGATGCTCCAGTATGAACTGGTGTTGTTGCACAATGCACCCCATGAGCAACTGCCATTCCACCATGGAGCACTACCAGGGCCGGTAGGGCTGTAACCTTGCCAGAATGAAATCACAGGCCAGTAGCCATTCTTCATGGAAGCAGTCAAGTCTGCCATGTTAACTGAACCACTGCCTTCAGCACCGCCGGTGGATGAATCATACACCACAACACTTGTAGATCCTTGTTGATAGGTCACAACCATTTTGGGTGTGTCGTATGTGAAAGTTGCAACCATGTCAAACGGCTTGCTCATGTCAATACCAGTGATATCATGCAGTCCTTTGGCAGGATCATTTTTCATGTTTGCACTGTTGAAGCAACTGTTGTTGAGTGCTGTACCTGCATATGAGTATTCAAACTGTTGTGGCGCTGCGCTGCCGCCATCTCCCAAGTGCAAGGTAGTTTGAAACAGTTTGTTGCCATTGGTTTCCATAAAATCAATTTCTCTACAGTTCCATTGATTGCCATTGCCACCAGCATCACAGTAGTTGCTACCAATGGGTTGTACAGTTGGTTGTGCAGGATTTGATACCATGTAGATGCTGGCATTCACATAGTTGTTTGTTAGCTTGCTTAGATCCACGGTGGCTCTAAACTCAGTGATGTTGGTGTAGCTTTGTGTTGACACAATTCTGCCTGCTTGGCATTGAGTGCCTGCGCCAAATGTCACAGCGTTACCACTAATGGTAGGTGCACCACCTGAGGTGCAATTTGCACTGTAGTCCAACACAAATGCTGGAGCAGAGGCGCTGGGTGCTGTTGTGGTTTTTGTGCAGGCTGCCAGAGCCAACACTGCTAAAATAACTAGTAATTTTTTCATGTTTTTCCTTTAAAGTTTACACGATTCACAATCTTCTTCAAGATCAAAATCAATCTCAAGCGTGGGCGCAGGTGCATCTTCTTTAACCATCTTGCTACCTGCCTTATTGATAAGGCTGTAGTAAAATGTTTTGAGTCCCCAATAGTGTGCTTGCATTAGGTTGCGAGCAATCAGTGTGGTGGGCACCTTGCGATCAGGCCAGTGCGCTGGATTGTAGAATGTGTTGGTAGAGATTGACTGATCAATATAAGCCGCCAACACACACGCGGTCTTCAAATAGCCAATGCAGTCTTTTTGTGCCCACATCAACTGATACCGGTTTTTTAACTTGTGATATTCGGGTACTACTTGTGTGAGTGATCCTGCTTTGGATTCTTTAACAGTGATCAAACTCATGGGCATTTCAATGCCATTGGTAGAGTTGATCACCACAGAACTTGATTCTACAGGTGCCACTGCCATCAATGTGGCATTACGTACTCCGTGAGCTTTCATTTGTTCACGCAAGGGTTCCCAGTCTAGTTCTGGTGCAAAATTTACAAGTTCGTTGACCCCGGCTGCTCGCCGTTCCCACGGAAAGATACCTTTACCATACCAGGTTCTTGCTGAGTCTTTGCAAGGACCACGCTCCTTGGCCAGCTCAACAGTGGCTTCGGTCAAGTAGTAGGCTTGGTGTTCCATCCACGTCTTGACTTCAGCCAAGGCGTCTGACTCTCCGTATTGGAGGCTGCGCTTGGCATGCCAGTAGGCAAGGTTGGTAATACCAATGCCCAGGGGCTGGATCTCATCATTTGAGAGTTTAGACTGGATGGAGAGAAAATCTTGATAGTCAAGAATGTTGCACAGGCTACGCTGCAATATACGGCAAGCACGGCGCATGTCTTCTGGATTGCGGAACGCACCCCAATTGATTGAGCCCAAGGTGCATAGTGCAATACGACCATCGCTGTCATCCAGACGTTTAAAGGGTTTAGTAGGAAGAAGAATTTCACAGCAAAGATTACTCTGGTAAATGGTGTGATACTCAGGATCAAATGGTCCTTGATTCATCACGTTGTCAATGAACACTAGATAGATACGACCAGTGTCTGTTCGTTCCTTAAGTATGCCTGATTTGAACACTTCTTCAGCAGACATAACTTTTTTCCGGAGGTCAGATCTAGTTTCATATTTGACATAAAGATCTTCAAAAAGTGCAGTGTTGGAGTAGAATGCCTCGTAAAGTTCCGGTACTTGGTTAGGGTCAAAGAACGTGATATTTTGTTTGTGTTTAAATCTACGCCAGAAAAAAGCAGAAAGCACCACCCCATAGTCCATGTGTCGGACACGGGTTTCTTCGGTTCCTTGATTGTTCTTGAGCACAATAAGATCATCGAATTGATGATGCCAGATGGGATAAAAAACAGTGGCACTTGCATTACGGATACCGCCTTGTGAACATGAACGTAAATCTCCAAACCATTTCTTTAAAAACGGAATCATGCCTGTGTGCATGATCTCGCCACCACGGATGGGCGAGCCTAGTGGACGCAGTCGTCCAATTTCTAAACCAATGCCAGCACGTTTGCTGGCATACTTGGCCATCATTTCTCCTGAAGCAAATATGCTATCCAAGTCATCATCGCTACGTATAAGGACACAACTCGAAAATTGCTTTGTAGGAGTACCGAGTCCAGCAAGAACAGGAGTAGCGAGAGTAAAGAGACCGTCGCTAGCCGCGTTGTAGTATTCTTTGATATAGCGCATTCTAGCCGTGTTAGGTTCTTCTTTATGGAACACTGTAGCCGCTGCCACCATATATCTAACTTGAGGAGTTTCATATGTTTTTCCTGTTGAACGATTTTTTACAAGATACTTTTCGATCAACTGCTCAATGGCAGCATAAGAATACTGTTCATCTTTGGCATGGTCAATCATGCCTTGCATGCGGTTCCAATCGTCCTCTGAGTACCACTCCAGCAGTTCAGGAGTGTACAGGCCTGTTGCCACATTTGTTTTCACAATGTCATACAAGTGCGGAGGATCGTATGAACCGTATACATCTTTTCGCAACATGCTTAGACGTTGTTTGCCTGCTACATATTGATAGTTGGTGTGCCCAATATCAGGATTTTGCTCTACATCAATCAAGTCTACAATGGCCCGCAAGGTGATGCCATCAATTTCTTTGGTAGTTATACCATCATAGAAATGTAGTTGTGTGCGGATCTCTATCATGCTTTGGCTTACATCTGCTATACCTGCACACACTTTGGCAATTTGAGTTTGCCATTTTTCCAATGCTAATGGCTCGCGCTGTCCACTGCGCTTGACAACTGTTATATTTTTCATTTTTCGCTACTTTATTTGTGTTTTTAATTGTTCTTGGCTGAGCCGGTGCCGGGAATTAAACGGCGTCAGATTGATATTTAACAACTGATCTCTGTCCCAATTCAGTATATATTTCTTTTGTTCCACTAGGACTAAATTGTCGCTACCTGTGTCTATTAATTCAGCATCTTGTATGTCCGGTCGATCCAGCAGAGCTATAGTATACAACATTCCCAGCCCTCTTGCAAGTCCACAGAACAAATTGTCGTCTAACAATTGCCAAGGATCAGGCCAGGTAGGTTGATCATCCCAGTGCAAATGGTATGCACGCCATGGGGTATCAAACCACCACTCATTTATAGCATGTAAACATTGATCTGCAGGCATGGCAGCAACTGTGTTGCGCAGTTGATTCCAACTGGCCAATCTGGCATCAAAGGTGCGGGCCCACATTAGGCTAGATAGGTAACTGAGTAATTTAAAGTACCAGCAATGGTGTTGGTTGTGACATATTTCCATGACACAATACTACTGCTTTCTGTAACAGAGAATGTCACACCAGGAGATGAATTTTCTACTCCGGTGTCGCTGCCTTGAAGATTGGTACCCGATGCATCGGTACCTCTCACAATAGTATAAACACCAGTTCTAACAGTAGTACCACGAACTATAGTATAATCAATTTGCACAGCAGCAACCGCAATGGCGTCAAATGTGAGTATTTGTGCAGCCACACTCACATTATTTGCCAAAGTAAAATTAGCACCTGACTCGCGTTTATAGGTACCTTGTTGTAAGCGATAGCCATTGTCCATGGCAATACTGGCAGTGTCGTTGAGTTCAATTCTAGCATAGGTAGTTGCCTGTGCTGTGGTTCTTTCAAACATGTCGCCCAAACATACATTATTAGCTGTGTCAATATCAATAATTGAACTAGCTGCCAATGCAGCACCATTGAAGTGATTGCCTACATCATAGAACACGTTATTGGTTGTGGTATTGAGACTTACGCCATCAATCACAATGCCTTGTACGTAGATATTATCAAACGTATTGGTGATTATTCTCACACCAGTGGGTCCGCCGTTGACTGGAGTTGCACCACCCAAATACACGCCCTGGTATAAGGTATCAAATTTACAATTGGAAAATGTAATGCCTTCAATTTGCTGTTGGGTGTTGGTGCCATATGTAAAGCCACCAAAATTGCAATTTTCAAATGTTACGTGATTTGAAACCAATGCACTTGTGCTGGCCCAGCGTACCGCCGCAATGTTATCGGTTGCTGAAATTAAAGTAGTTTCGGTTAACGGACCTTGAATACCAACATTGGTAAACGAGCAGTCGTGCGCACGTTCAATCAATAACCCATCCATGATTTGATTGGTGACCATGTTCATGTTAGAGATCAAAATGTTTTGAGGCTCAAGCGGACTCACAATATTAATGCCAGTTTTCTGATTGTCGCTGCTGGCAGTTTGCATGATGTAACTCGGAAGTCCGTTGGGTGCATTGGTGGTTTCATCTCCCCAATAATATTTTCCACCAACTTGACCATTAAGGAGAGTTCCTGCTGGTACTGCAAAATTTGATCGGTAGTAAGAGGCGCCCGACTTTACCAACACTCCAGCAGCATAGGCCACTGTGCTGGTCCAGGTGGTCACAAAGAAATTCAAAATACTACTTTCGGGACCTTCACCATACAACATGGCATACGGAGGTACCAGGATGGTGTTGGTAATCAAATAACTGCCGGCTGGGAAAAACAAACTTCTACGTATTTGTGGATTTGCCTGAACACAATACAATTGATTGAGAGCACGGTTGATTGCCGCAGTATCGTCTGTAACACCATTTCCGGTAGCACCAAAATCACTGACCACACAATAGCTGTCCAGTCTGCTTTGTAAACTTTGACTGACAGGAGCTCCTGCACTGGGCCCAGTTTGTACAGAATATCCTGTGGCAGTTTGTCCTGTATAGGTGTATGCTGTTTGAGTGGCCAGAATATCTGAGTATTCTGTTAGAATTTCTACATTATTACGCTCGTCGGGGGAACCTTCGGCTATGGTGCCGGGACCAATATACAATTGGCGGGTGTCTACTGCCCAGCCAAGCTCAGCAGGGGCTAAGGGTTGCG